AGATCCTTCTTGGTCAGGCCGCCGGATGTGTGGCGGGCCGTGCCGTGCCATACCTGGGCCTTGGAGCCCGTGGCCATCTTGGCACCACCGACAAGGTTGTTGCCACGATTCTTGCGTGTACGACGACCGCCAGCAAGCAGAGTCTTCTTAGAAGCGTCCATTCTATATTCAAAGACTAGATAAAAATCTACGCAATGGCTTCTACGCATGACTCTTCTTCTCGGCATCAGTGAGTTCTCCCCACATCTTGCCAATCTTCTTGCCAAGTTCAGGAATCTTCATGCCAGGATTCTCCTTCATCAGTTGAGGGCGCACCTTATTTGCAAACTTCATGTACCCACTCAGCTTGCGCTTGCCACCATCTTGCTTATTCTTACGGGTCTTATTGGCTTCCTTGCGATTCTTCTTAACCTTTCCACCACCTTCGGCATTAGAATTTGTAGCCGGCTGAGTTGTTACTGAGATTTTAAGCTCATGCTCGGGAGCAATTGTAACTGTCTTTCCATTTAATACAGGCTCTACAGTTCCCTCAACTACTTTCACCGTATAACCAAAATCAGCAGGTGCCAGTTGAAGTTCATTATCTGTTAACTTACTTGCAGAAGGTGGGGGCATTTCTACTAACACCCTACATTTGGAGTCGGGGTGTCTGACCATTACGAATCTGGGAAATCAAACTCGCAATCTCCTTCGGGTCGTAGACACCTGCAAAATGGACGAGAAAATCCCCCTGCTCCCATAATGGCTGCCCTTCGAGCCCTCGGAGAAACGCATTGAACTTCTTATGCTGCGCCGTAATCTCCGTTTTTGCAAAGTCTTCTTCGTTTTCATCAAGAACCTTAATCATCGCGGCGTTTTCCCACCAAACATGATATAAATAGTCAGTTTTCTGCCACACCTTCTCCCAAAAGGCCCGCATCCACGCCGTATTTCGGAAGAGAATATTACCAGAATTAATGTGACCGCACGCGTCCAGTGTCATAAGTAGGTCCTTATTGGCTGGAAGCAAGGGTACCATACAGTCCTCGAGTCGAATCGTGGGATTTGTAATGTAGACATCTGCGTCAGACAACCAGAGAAGTGCCCCTTCAGGAAGGCTCTTCATAACCGCAAGAACAAACGGTATCTTTGACCACGGAATGGGGCGGTCACGGTCCCAGTGTTCTTCTCCACCCTGAATGTATGTATAGCCTTGCTTTGCTGCATAGTCAACCTTTGAGTGTAGGGCCTCACGAAGACCCGTACGATAGTCTTCGCCAATCACAAGTGTTAGAATTGTAACACTCATTTGCTGATAGTTTATTGTGATAGCCTTAAAGTAGTAAAGCAATGTAAAAATTTGAAACTTCAAACCCACTCAAACAATACTACAAATATACTATGTCAAAAGAGCGTTTCGAGTATTTCAAGAATAAGGAGGGTGACTATGTCTGCAAATTCTGTGATAAGACAACTACAAAGCAGAGTACTATGCATATGCATTATAAGGCCAAGCATTCGGGTGAATTGCCCTTTGTCTGCGATATCTGTGATAGACGATTCTCACAGAAGCAGATTCTAGATCTACATACGCGTGCTCGTCATACAAATGAAGAGGAGATTGAAAAGTATCAGTGTCCCTGCTGTGAATTTGAATCTCAGAGTTTTGCGAACCGTATTATCCACTTTACTCGGAAGCACTGTCGTCACTACTTAGATGATATGAAGGACGGTACAGGCAATGAGATTACTTGTACCGAATGTCAGAAGACTTTCAAGAGCAGCACCGCGTTTTACTATCATGCAGGGAAGTGCCTTGACAGTATTGATGGAGTTACTATTCCTCATCTAGATGAAGTGCTCACTGTAGGTTAGCCTAATAAGGCGTACTTACTCATCTCTCAGATTGTTCATCTGTTGAACAAGACTGTAGAGATGATAACCCCCTGCTGCAAAGGTAAGCATGAGTAGCAGTTCATAATACGGAGTCTCCGTATTTTTTCCTTTAAGGCCAATCATAATCAGAAGCGGTCCAATGAGCAGTGCATGAATGAGGTTCACATACATAAAAGGTGATGCATTGACAAAACGAACATACGCCTTGTAGCCGTGGTAGAGTGTCAGTACAATACCGAGAATTAGAAGAGTTGTAAAGATTTCATTTGGTGTAGCGGACCGTTGAAGGCCAACATAAAGAAAAAAGGGCACCACAAAAAAGATGTGGAAAAGCGATAAGACAATGTGAGTGTTCATAGGATTCTAAGTAGAGCACGGCTATTTTCAAGTGCCCCTTCAATCCACGCCTGCTTCATGGAGAAACTTTCACCACAGATGAAAAGATTCGGTAGGTCATTGAATGGTCGAAGACTCTCCCTACTGACTTTGTAAGGGTCATAGAGACCGGGCACCCAGTAGGTTGCACCTGATTCCCACGGATGCGATTTTACCACACGAGGATACGGAATCTCTCTGCCTGGAAAGAGTTTGCGACATTCATCTGTGAGGATTTTTCCCAGAACTTGTTCGGCAATCGGTTTCGTACCCTTTGCAATATTTGTCCAGACAATCGAATCACCTGCATCCGTATAGGAGATCATAACAATACCGAGTTCTGGGCGAACAGGAATAAAATAGCGAAGCTGGGTTTTTGTCACAAACTTCGGAAGATCTTCGCACCAGAACTTGCCGTTTTTTCCTGGAGGAAAGACGGCGTAGATACGATGAAGCGGTTCCATCTTCACGCACTGTAATGCAGGTAATGGCTTGAAAATTGGAATTTTCTTGAGTGCATCTGCATGGAGTGCACAGATGACATTTTTTGCCTGCACTGTTTTGATTGTTCGAGTATTTTGCAGTGATGGGCTTCCTGTGCTGAACCAAAGGGTTAACAACCCATCCATTTCAGGTGCAAGATTTTCTAAGGTGTGGTGCGTATAGATTTTAACACCTTTTGATTCGCACTCCTTTGCTACGGCGTGAATTAGACTATCGAGCCCCTCCTTACAGACAGAGAACTTCTGATGTGCTCCCATTTCATGAGTGAAACTCTGTAAAGCAAGATCTGCACGCAGTGTATGGAGTTCTGCACGATACGGAAAGGGGTCCGTAAAAGCCTTGGCCTTTTCAGGGCCAAAAATACCGTCTAGAACTTCATAGAGTGTGTGAGTACTGAGAATTTCCTGGGGTAGTATTTTAACAAGTGGGAGCCATGTACGAAGACTATCATCGAAGGGATTGGGCAGTAAGGGTGACCCATAGGTTTTTACCCAACCTGATTCTCCTGATATCGGTATTTCATGAAGCCCATACTCTTTTAAAAGTGTGCGTGTCATTGTATGACTTTCATGAATACGACCTGCACCCTCCTCCCATTGTAGGCTATTATCATGAAATGTCAAGACTCGACCCCCAAGAACTCTGTATTTTTCAAACACGGAGATCGTTGCATGTGTAGTACGCCTGGCCAGTTCGCGGGCTACATAGAGCCCTGCGATACCGCCTCCGATAATGGCATAGTCGAGTACCATTTACTTAATAAAGATAGAGTTAATCCAGCTCATCACTTTACCCGTATCGGCACTGGTCACCTTATCTAGAAATTCAGTGTCCTGAATTGCAATAAATGTCGGAATCTTTGATACTTGACAGTACCCAGGTGTATACTTGTTTTGATCAATATCGCACTTGAAAAAAGTGACCATGGGGAATGTCTCAGCGATCTTCTTGAGATCAAGGTCGCGGCAGTATCCGCACCATTCTGCAGTGAAATAGACAACCACATATTTCGGCATTACCTTAATGCGCTCATCCTTTCCACGGGCGATAAGAGCTTCAAAATACTTATGATCCGGGAGGGGTGTCATTGTGTACATCGGGTGGGACATCGTTATTATTTGCTTGTTTGGAGGATTTATTTGACGGTGTAAATCGCGCCCATGTGAGCGTGAGGGCACCAGCTAAAACAATAAGTGCTGTCCCAAAGAAGACATATGAACTCATGTTGCTAGCAGCCTCTAATGCACCACCTGACTGTACTGCGGCGGCCCTGAGTTTTGCAGGGTCGGTGAAGGCCGAGATTGAATCCGCTGCACTCAGAAGTTCAGGTGCCTTTGCAGCCAGTGCAGCTGTGCTCTTTACAGCGGCCACGGCCGGTGGAATTGTTTTTTGAACGGCATCAATGACAGGTGGAATCACCTTTTCAACGGCACACTTTGTATCGACGACAAGGCCAAGTGCTGCCCGAATAGGTCCCAAGAAAGGGGCAAAGGGTCCTGTGATAATTGCGAAGAGACTCTCACTTGATTTTATCTTTTCAAAGGCGCTCGGTGTCATCACATTTCCAGCGGCACCATTCTGATTCATGTAGATAGTTGAAGGGAAGAATCGTGGTGTTCCATCAACAAATAGGGACTTTGTATCATAGAGAAGATAGAGTCCAGAATAGGCCGTCCATAAGAATGAAAAGATTGCAAGTATACCACTCAGTGTAAAGAGCAGCATTACAAGTCCACCCATAAAATCACCTGCTGCAAAATGACTGAGTCCAAAGGGGAGGCCCAGGAATCCAACATAGAGAAGAAAGAAGAAGGGACTCGGTACCGTATCAGGTGCGGGACTCGATGCACCACCTGTAAAAATACCCGCACCGAGACCAGGTCGTCCAATATACGGAACAGAGAGACCGTATTTCTCTACAGAATCCCATTCGGCAAAGGTCTGGACAATATCATAAATCCACCAGAAACCGAGACCAAGTAAATTAACCATCACTTTGAGTGCCGCCGTGCGCGGCGACCGTAGAAGAATATGGTCGAGTGCAAAAAAACCACCGATAATTGTAATAAAAGTGAAGAGAGTCGGCGAGATTTGTGACCCTCCCCATGACTTCGCGGATGTATGGTCAAATGAACCTAGGAAAGACATCCCTACTAATCTGTATCCGTCTTTGTGCTTGGCAAACAATCCGTAGGCACTTCAAATCCCTTGGCTCGGAGATGAGTCAAGAACTCAGATGGAAAGCATGGAGCCTCAAAGAATGTCTGTAGTGGCTGTGTGGGGTCGGGTAGACGAATGGAGACGGGGCCTGATGTCATTCGGAATCCAAACTCGCTGAAATTTGTCAAGACAAAGGTTCCATTCGATTGCGGATAGAGTTCAAAGTTACGTAGGGCAAATCCATGCTTCCAGAAGAGGAGCCAGAGGTCTTCAAATTCATCATACATAACATCGGGCTCTGTCCAATCGAAATCCTTTTCAAAGGATTCACTCGCCCTTGGAATCCACCATCTCTCAAATGAATACTCTTGAATCAGTTTACGGCCAAGGCGTCGAACTCTTTGCTGTGTTATTGAATCATGCTCCATTATCTGTTATCATTCAATGAGAGCAGATAATCGTTTCAATTTTATAGGTACCTTAAATTGTAAAGAGAACTCCGCCAAATCCATCCACTACACGCAGTACATTATGGTTCGTTGCATAGACGCGAACAGTACAGTTGCCCAGAGCGGGAACTGTTGTCTGACTGGTCATAATTTGAAGTACAATACTATCAATACGGCTTGCATTCATTGAACCACTCGGCTGAAGTTCCTCAGGACGGAGTGCAAGACTATAACAGTAGATATAATCATCGGATGGAATGGTTGTATGGCGTTGCCACGGTTGAACAAGGCGGAAATAGGTGGCATCGCGAACTTGGAAGCGGTCAAACCCGTCGAGTTGAAGAACAGCATTCGCGAGAATATCTGTACGGGTTCCTGTTTCAGTTACGCTCAGACTACTGAAGTTGAACCACTCCTTATTATCAATGACCATCTGGCGTTGAAGCACCCAGATAAACTCGCGAACAGGATGATTGAATTCAATGGGTACAGGAATAGACTGTGAACTAGGAGGAATGGCAATTTGTGAGGTATATTGAACCTGCTCAATTAGATATTCGTGGGCGGTGCTGACAAACCGACGACGCTCATCCACATCAAGATAGACAAAATCACCCCACATTGTGCAATCCGTTATATGGGCCGGTTTTACGGTAATATCCGTACAGTTTTCAACAACATTTGGTGTCCAGAAGCATTGCTGTAGGGGCCTGAATGTAATATTAATCCGGACAGGGTGATACTGTAAGGCAAGTAAGGGAAGATAGAGACCGGGATTCTTACAGAACCAAAATTGAAGAGGAACATAGAGTTTGAGGGGTCCAATCAGTGTAGGTTGAGAGTATCCGTCCACTTTGCCAATCATATCATAAAAACCAAACTTCTGTGACTCGGTTGTGGTGAGATTCGACCAGATCTCCATCCATTCTCCAGTCTGACGGTCAATCTCCTGTTCGCCGATAGTCACTGTGATCTCTTGAATGAGTGCATGACCGATGGCATTCACATAGGCAACGGCCTCATCCGTAGTGGAGAGATGGAGTGTAGGGAGTGTAATCTCTAAAATACAGGGGCCGAGTAAATCTCCACTCCGAGGAACCAGCCAACTGATTTTTTTTCCAAAATCAGGTTCATTGTCTGAATACATTTCAACGGCTTCGACGGCAAAATTCGTATGACGACGATAGACAAACTTAAACCATGTAATCTGAGGGTTTCCCGTCAAGAACACGTCCTGTTTTCCAACTGCGACGAGTTGTAATAGACCACCGTTGCCAGTCATCTCGCGGCGCTTCTGAATGATGGAGTGATTCTTAGTAGAAGGTAGTAGCGCGATGGATCCTCGCATGTATAACAAAAAGGGCTATGACATGGATTTAACGGTGCTCCGGTCACTTTTTGCACTTGATCCTAACACAAACATTCCAATTAGTACAAATTGGTTTCTTACGGCCGATGGAATTGGTGGTCTTCAATGGGAGAGTATGGCATGGTACATGAGTACCGTAAGCATTTCAAATATACAGATGTTAGATACAACACCTACGAATAATCCTTATCGTCATAATATTACAATTACAAATGGTGGACTCTATGTTGATGGTGCCCCTGTCGTTGGCTCGGGTCTCAGTATTGTTCAACTTGCCAGTAGTCTTCAAGGTCTTGGTACATATGGATATATAAGCACTCTGAGTCTCTACAGCACTGTGGCTGGACTTGGTACAGCTGGATATGTGAGTTCAGCAACACTGAATAATACTGTGATAAATCTTGGTACAACAGGTTATGTAAGTACACAGAGTCTTTATAGTACAGTGGCTGGACTTGGCACAGCAGGGTATGTCAGTACTGCACAGTTTAATAGTTTCTCTAATTTTATCTATAATCCTATTACATATATCTCCTCTGGAAATCTAAATAGTACAACAACAAATCTGTTCGGATATATTCAAGGTATAATAAATTCACAGGGGGATGGATCTGTTAGTAGTTTTACTGTGAATGGAACTGCAAACTTCTATTCAACCCTTTCTGTTGGAACTTTTTACTATATTAATGGAAACATCTCAACGCTCAGCACAAGCATTGGAGATACAATTGTAAATTTAGGAACAACTCCTGGTTATCTCAGCAGTTTGAACGGCCTATCATTGAGTACAGGAATGATTGGGCTCTCAAGTATTAACTTTATGGATACAGTAACAGGTGTGAAACAGCTTGTTGCTGTGACAAATGGTATCTTTCAAGTGAATGGAGCCTCCATTACAGGAGATGTGAGTAAGGGAGATCTAACTTCGACTGTGATTGGACTTGGCACAGTTGGATATGTCTCTACACTAAATATAGTTGGACTTGTCAGTACTGCAAATCTAAGTGGCTTTATCAGCACAGCAAACCTTGGCGGACTTGTGAGTAGTCAAAACCTGGCTGGACTTATCAGTACTGCAAATCTAGCAGATTTAGTTAGCACTGCAAATCTATCTGGATTGATAAGTACACAGAATCTAGATGGTCTTGTAAGTACAGCCAATTTGGCAAAGTTAATCAGTACTGCAAATCTAGCAAATCTAGTGAGTACAGCAAATCTAGCAAATCTAGTGAGTACAGCTAATCTGGTAGGCTTAGTAAGTAGTGCAAATTTAAGGGGTCTATTGAGTACATCATTCTTTGATGCGCAGATAACAAGTAGTCTTAATGGCTTAGGTACTCTTGGATATATATCTAGTTATAATACAAAAACATTTAGCACAGGAACCGTACAAACATCATCAATTACATTTTTAGATGTAACTATACCGCCAAATGCAAATGCAGGCCTACCAAGTCTATTATATGTAAGTGCGGGAAAACTTCTCTTTAACGGAGCTCTTGCATCAGGACCCAGTACAACAGCAGGTGTTTCACAGATTATTCCAGGTCCTGGTATCTCAGTTAATCCAACAGTCGGCACAGGTGTAGTGACTCTTACAGCAAATACTACTCTTCTTGATTCACCGCTTACAAGTACCCTCAATGGACTTGGAACGGCTGGATATATCTCCTCCTCGCAATTACAGAGTTCAGTGGTTGCATTAAAACAGAGTTTTTTTGTTGTGAATGGAAATACACTCTATATTCAAGGCTCTGGGAATACGCTAACTGTCAGTAGTTTAGCCAGTATCGTCTACTTGAGTTCTTTTCTCCAATCTACTATAACCTATAAGGGTTCAAACGGAAACATTGCTCCAAAATGGACTGTAGGCACACAACCAATCTCTTTTACCACGGCAAATCTACAATTAGATTCCTTCTCTACATTAATTACATCGAATGCAACAGTAAATATTGAAGTTCTCGGTAATTTTATGTTTAGTCCATTAGCACTTCCTCAAACTCCTGTGCCAATTTACATGTCAAGTTTTGTTCAGAGTGGAGTAACCGGCAATAGTAATTATCTGAGTAGTCAAATGTTTCAAACGATGTTCTTCCCTACGAATTATAACAGTGGAGCGGCAGGTGGTCTCTATGGAAATATAAGTAATTACTTTGCTCCAAAGATTAAAATGAGTATTCCTGGATCTGTACTACAGAATTTCTATCCAAATGCGCCGCTCGTCTTAGGACACTATCTTCCGAATGCTGTAACACTCAATACAACACAGGGTTTCCTAAATTCAAATGCGACTGTCTTTTTTGGTTCAACAAACTCCGTTTTTATTTCAGTTCAAAATATGCCTTAGAGTAGGGAATGCATAAGCGGACATATGACACAGATGAAATAACTCTTCGTAAGGTCTATGCGCTATCTACAAATAATCAGTTTGTTCCTGCAATGAATGTACTCACTGCTGACGGTGCAGGTGGAACTTATTGGGCGATTCCTAGTACACTCGGCTACAATCCGAGTTTTAACCAAATTGCAACGGATGCTGGGACCTTTACGGCAAATCTTCCGTATAATACATTTACGCTCAGTCAAGGTGGTGGCATTGGTTTTGTTCAAGGCGCTGGTACAAATCAGATGTATATCTATTCAAAGGGGTTTAATCAGATTAATACGGTCGGTGGAAATACTCTTTATGGCTTTTCAAATAATGTCACAACACCTACTCTAAATTTTGCAGGAGCTGGTGGTATTAGTCTTCAAGCAAATCCAGTGACAAATACACTAACCTTTACAGGTAATGGAATTCCTATCAGTACTACACTTAATAGTTTTCAGAGTATAAAGATCTTTCCGAGCCTCTCTACCCCAACTACACCAGCCTCGCTTATTTCATCGCTTGGTGGAGCAACTACACTCTATGCAAATAATTACTCTTCAATTCTAACCTTGGCTGGAACAGGTCAAATTAGCCTCACACCTGATTATCTAAATAATACTGTATATCTTGGATTAAATGCAAGTACACTTGTAACATCAAATCTAACAACACAGATTGTCAGTAGTGCGTCTGTCTATACATCAACATTGACTCTTTTAGATTTAGTAGGTGGATATCCAAAGAATCTCTATTCCTACAATGGAAGTCTCTTTTTGAATGGCATAAATATTAATCAAACAGGTGTTGCTACAGTAGCACAAATTTACGGAGGTAGTAACATTGTACTCACAGGTGATACTCCTGGTCTTGGCAATGTTGTAGTGAATGTCGATACAAGTTTCTTAACAAGTACTGTTATAGGTCTTGGAACCGCTGGCTATATTAGTAGTTGTGGAACAATTAATGCAACTGGCCTTGTAAGTACAGCGAATCTGGCAAATTTTGTTAGTACTTCTTATTTGGCCACTCAACTTGGTTCTACTGTAGTTGGCCTTGGTACAGCAGGGTACCTTAGTTCATTCAACAGTAAGTCTATGAGTACAGGCACAGTCTTTACATCATCAATTAGTTTTATTGATACTACATTAAATACAGTACAGCTTTTGGCTGTAAATGGTGGAACTCTGCAACTCAATGGCGCTGCAATCACTGGTGGTAGTGTAGGGCTTCCTGCAGGATTAGTGAGTACTGCAAACTTAGTAAATTTAGTGAGTACATCTTATTTAGGCACTCAGCTTGGTTCAACTGTAATAGGCTTAGGAACAGCGGGATATATAAGTAGTTTAGTTATATCAAATGTAAATATTCCTACTTCAACCTGCAATGTATGGATAGCGGTAGGAGATAGTAGAACAAGTTCTGAAAGTACAATTATACGAAGTACAGATGGACAGAGTTTCAATTTATATGCAGCATCTGGTGGATTTGCTACAGGAGACGGATATGGTGGACATGGTATAGCCTTTAATGGTTCAAGGTGGGTTGCTGTGGGATACGGAGCGAATCCAATTCAATACAGTGACGATGGAAACAATTTTAACAATGCATCACAGAGTGGATTTAATACAACTGCATCAGCAGGTGGTGGTACAGCAGTAGGATGGAATGGAAGTCTCTGGGTTGCAACTGGATATGGTTCGAGTGTTATTCAAACTAGTTTAGATGGTAAAATATGGAATACATTCGATAGTATACCAACTCTACTATATGCTACATGTGTACTTTGGACTGGAAAGTATTGGTTTGTAGGTGGAGATCGAAATGGTGGATCAAATGCTATAGTAAGAAGTGAAACAGGTACTTCTTGGACTGGAGTGGGTATAATGAATTTAAATGTAGCATATGGGCTTGCGTGGAATGGGATTTTTTTAATTATTGTGGGAGAAAGTAGTGGACATACACCAATTCAATACGGAACGATTGATATAAATGGATATATAACTTCTGTCGATGTAAACCCCCTACCTGGAACACCTACCACAGTTAGTTCTGTACTTTGGAATGGAACCTATTTTGTTGCAGGATTAACAACAAATACTATCTTGTATAGCACGGATGGAATGAACTGGACGGCAAATAGTGGAATGCCAACAGGTTCCACTGAAGCTGCACTTCTCTGGGATGGAGCAAATTTTTTTGCTGTTGGTAATTGTAATACAATTATTACAGGAAATTCAGTATTGACAAGCTGGAATACAGTATCTGGAGGTCTTGGATTTTCATCCAGTGGTTTTGGAATTGCGTATTCATCCAATACAACATATTCTTATCAGCAATCAAATCTTGTAATCTTACCTCAATCAATTCCACTCTATTTGAAGCCTGGCAATCAACTACTTGCATTAAGTAATGCCCTTGTGATTAATAATACACTAACAATTAATAATTCGGGAACACTCGATGCGGTTAGTACTTCAAGTTATGGAAATTTTGTAGGAATAAATAAAACGAACCCATTATTTCAATTGGATGTGGGTGGTGAAATAAATGCGAGTATTGCACTTTTAGCAAACGGTGTAACCTATACATCGGATCGACGCATTAAGACAGACATACAAGATGCCAACTTAGAAATGTGCTATTCAAATCTAACACATCTACCACTTCGTTCATTTGGATATATCAGTTCATTTAGTGATACAAAAATAGATAAACATCAGATTGGATTTATTGCGGATGAACTCAGTACAGTTTTTCCTAAATCCGTACATCTTGCAAATGTTTCTGTGGAAGGATTTAGTACAATCTACTTTGTAAATTATGAACAGATTCAAATGGCACACTATGGTGCTACTCAGTATATGGCAACTCTCTTAGAAAATCAGAATTCCACTATTGTGGGTCAAAATGTTGTACTTGAAAGTCTTCAAGATCAAGTAGCCAGTCTTTCAACTGCAGTGGGTACTTTACTCTCAAGATAAAAACTTTGTAGATAGGAGGAGATGTCATCGAGAAAAACATACGACACAGATATAATTACTCTGCGTCGTATATTTGCTGTTACACCAGGAACAAATGCCCCGATTCCAGTAGGAAATATTTTAGCTACCACAATAACGGGTGAAGCACAATTTACAACACAAATAAATGTTTGTACAATTAAAACCTCTACAATTAATGCTAATTTTGGAAATTTTATAAATGGTGTATATGGTACATCCGACCGTCGTATTAAAACAAACATAGTTGATGCTAATTTAGAAAGATGTTACTCAACAGTACGTGATCTTCCACTACATTATTTTGGATTTATTAGTTCATTTAGTGATATAAAAAGAGATAAAAATCAATTAGGATTTATAGCAGATGAAGTAAGTACAATTTTTCCAAAGTCTGTCTTTATAGATTCAGTTACAAATACAACATTTAGCACAATTCAACTTGTAAATTATGAACAGATTCAAATGGCACAGTTTGGTGCAACTAAATATATGGCAAATTTACTAGATCAACAGAACTCTACTATTGTAGGACAGAATGTTATGCTCTCACAACAAGCCTCTACATTACATGCGCATTCAAGTCAAATAAATCATCTTACAGATTTATTTCAAAATTTTTTATCACGGTAGGTATTTTGACAGTATTTCTATTATCTAGTAGGGGTCGATGAGCCAACATAAGACATATGACACAGATATTATAACCTTACGACGCATATTTGCTGCGTCGCCTGGTTCTAACTTGCCTATACAACCAAATTTAGTTTTAACAACCGGTGAATACGGCGAAGCAGCATTTATTGATCCACTTAGCATATCTTCTATAAATGCTCTTAGTTCGTTTGTGAGTATACTTCCGACAGCAATTTCATCTCTTTCAAGTGTAATCGGCCAAGGTGGAGGTGGCGGTGGGGGTGATATTTATAATATAGATACTGCATCAACTGTCTATGCCTATGGTACTACAAATATTTCATCTGCTGTGAATGTATATTTAAATCCAACAGGTCTTTCTAGTCAAACAATTAGTGCTGGAAATATTTTTGTATCAAGTGTGAATTTTATTGATTCAGGTACACTTGGAATTGGATTTCTTACAGTCAGTTCAGGAACCCTCTACTTGAACGGTTCAACCATTCAAGGAACAATTACAGCGGCAAATATTACCTCAACTGTGATTGGACTCGGTACAGCAGGATATCTTTCAACTGTACGACTTTCAGGCTTAGTGAGTACAGCAAATCTGAGCGGACTTGTAAGTACATCTTATCTTGCAACACAACTCGGCTCGACTGTTGTAGGTCTAGGTACAGCAGGATATCTCTCAAGTATTCCTAGTCTTGGAGGGTTTGTAAGTACAGCAAATCTGACTGGACTTATATCAACAGCGAACCTGGATGGACTTGTATCAAGTGCAAATCTAGCAGGGCTTCTCAGTACATCCTACTTAGCAACACAGCTCGGTTCAACAGTTATAGGCTTAGGCACAGCTGGTTATGTGAGCACCTCACAACTTCTCAGTACATCCTTTGGACTCTATCAACAGATACAGAGTTCACCTGGTGCTACTGTAACAACTGCTGTGCTCACTTCAACTGTAATTGGATTAGGTACCGCAGGATATGTAAGTACATCACAGCTTCTCAGTACATCCTATGGACTCTATCAACAGATTCAAAGTGGACCAGGAGGTGTAACACCTGCAAATCTTACATCAACTGTGATTGGATTAGGTACAGTAGGATATCTATCAAGTGCGGCAGGGCTTGTAAGCACTTCCTATCTTGCAACACAGTTCACTTCCACTGTAATTGGTCTAGGAACTGTAGGATATCTATCTACTACACTCTCCACTACACGGTACCCTTACCTATCTGTAAATACTCTCTCTGTTGGTCAAATCATTGCGTCCTCTATCACGGTAACTCAGACTCTTTTTGCAGGAACACTCAGCTCAATCAATATTGATGCAGCAGTTATTGGTGTTGTAGGGCAAACAAGCTTTTATGGTGATGGAAGCCATCTACAGAATCTGACAGGTGCAAATATTACTGGAACATTGCCTTATACTGTCTATGGAAACCAGACAATTCCACTTGGAGCGATTAATCCCTTGGGAAATCTAACGATTACAGGAGATCTGAATGCGGCAAATTTGGTCGGCTTAGTCAGCACTTCTTATTTTGATACGCAACTGACATCAACTGTAATAGGTCTTGGTACGGCTGGATATATTTCAAGTGCAACAACTAGTGCAGTAATTCCTGGAGGATTAGTCAGCACGGCCAACTTGGCTGCTTTAGTGTCAACGTCTGCTTTGAATAACGCACTTACATCAACTGTGATTGGACTTGGTACTGCCGGCTATTTATCGTCTGCAGTTGTAGCCTCTCTTCCTGGAGGATTGGTGAGCACGGCTAACTTGGCTACTTTACTATCAACGTCTGCCTTGAATAATGCACTTACATCAACTGTTATTGGACTTGGTACTGCCGGCTATTTATCCTCTGCACTTGTAACACTTCCTGGAGGATTGGTGAGCACGGCTAACTTGGCTACTTTACTATCAACGTCTGCCTTGAATAACGCACTTACATCAACTGTGATTGGACTTGGTACTGCCGGCTATTTATCGTCTGCACTTGTAACACTTCCTGGAGGATTGGTGAGCACGGCCAACTTGGCTACTTTAGTATCAACGTCTGCCTTGAATAATGCACTTACATCAACTGTGATTGGACTTGGTACTGCCGGCTATTTATCCTCTGCAGTTGCAATACTTCCTGGGGGATTAATCAGTACAGCAAATTTAGCAGGACATATTTCCACTGCGAATCTAACAAACTTGGTATCAACTTCATACTTGGCGACACAACTTGGCTCTACTGTAATAGGTCTTGGCACGGTAGGCTATCTCTCTTCCACGCAATTTAATTCTCTACAAGTGAATTCTCTCTCTTCAGGTCAAATCGTTGCCAGTTCAATTACTGCAAAAACGCTTAGTTCTGTTAATGTAGTGGCTCAAAGTATCGGTGTTACAGGAGCAACTAGTTTTTATGGTGATGGTACATACATACAGAATCTAAATGGTGCAAATGTAACTGGAACCCTTCCTTATACAGTGTATGGAACTCAGACAATACCACTTGGAGCGATTAATCCACTTGGAAATCTAACCATTACTGGAAATATTACTGCGGCTAACTTGTATGGATTAGTCAGTACACAATACCTGGCAACACAACTCGGTTCCACTGTAATAGGTCTTGGTACTGCTGGCTATGTCAGCACAGCAACACTACTAAGTACCTCGGCTGGACTTGCTGCACAAATTCAAGCAGCCGCAGCAAGTGTTACTACAACTCAACTCACATCTACTGTAATTGGACTTGGCACTGTTGGTTACCTCTCCACAATTGTTTGGGGGTCTATTGTATCAACTGCAAATTTGGCGGGATATATTAGTACAGCAAATCTTGCGAATTTAGTAAGTACAAACTATTTTGCTACGCAACTTGGTTCCACTGTGATTGGTCTTGGAACTGCTGGGTATGTGAGTAGTTCACAACTCTTGAGTACTTCTATTGGATTAACTCAATATATTAGCAGTTTTATTGATCCAACTGAATTAACCAGTACTGTTATAGGTCTTGGTACGACTGGTTTTGTTTCAAGTATTGGATTTGCAACAAATCTTACATCCACTGTTATTGGTCTTGGTACGGTTGGTTATCTCTCAAGTATTCCTATTCTTGGAGGTCTTGTCTCTACTGCTAACTTGGCTACTTTACTATCAACGTCTGCCTTGAATAACGCACTTACATCAACTGTGATTGGACTTGGTACTGCCGGCTATTTATCGTCTGCACTTGTAACACTTCCTGGAGGATTGGTGAGTACAGCCAACTTGGCTACTTTAGTATCAACATCTGCCTTGAATAACGCGCTTACATCAACTGTGATTGGACTTGGTACTGCCGGCTATTTATCCTCTGCAGTTGCAATACTTCCTGGGGGATTAATCAGTACAGCAAATTTAGCAGGACATATTTCCACTGCGAATCTAACAAACT